GATTAAGAATCACTTCTGCAACAAGGCGTTTATCATTTAATTTGTCATCATAACATTCTCCGGCTAATGTTTTAGCTATAGCCTCCACTTCTTCGTCAGTAAATGGTTCCGTTTCAACAATCGGTTCTGTTTCAACAATCGGTTCCGTTTCAATAATCGACTCTTCAACATGATAACTTACGTTTGTAGTAATTTGTGAATTTGTATCATTAACGGTCGAGTTACAACAAGCAGTAAATATAACCATAATGGTCAAAACGAGTGTTATTATTTTGGATGTTTTGCGCATTATATGTCCTCCCTCTTGTTAAATAAAGAAGACTACCCTTTGATCGCTTTAAACGATCGGAGGGTAGTCAATATTTTTATATGTCTTCTAAAATCCGGTCGAGAATAGGCCCGTCCACGTTGAAATCAAGAAGAATAACTTCCTCATAACCATTCACAAAATCACGAGTCTTTTCTTTGTAAAGATTATAAAGCCCGAAGTCTACATAATTATCACCGTTATGATTCGGGTTATCAGGATCATAAATCCATCCTACAATTTGACCGGCCTTTGTAGGAGGAATACCAAGACGTTCGTACACTTCATTCAAGAACAGATAGCCTCTCGCTTTGAGTCGATCGTTGGCATAATTTTGTTCCGCTTTAAGGAACATTAAATTATACTCGGCGTTTTTCTCCCATGCAGGAGAACTAGGATCAAAGAATTTTGCATAATCGCTGTAGCCGGGAATACCAGCAACCTGAATAGTTTCTTCTACTTTCTTTTCTTTTCCGTCTTCTCCGACAACGGTCTTCTCAATCTTTTTAGCCTTGATATTGTAACGAAGTTCCTTATCAACCTGCTCTCCAAAACGTTCGATAACACGATTGCGGTATTCTTTGAAAGTTTTGTCAACTGTAGCATAGGCTGCGGCAAGAGCTACATTACGCTTACGAAGAATATTGTTGGATGCAAGGATGCTGGCAATAGACAACGCTCCAAGAGCTACTGCCGGGGCATAAAGTTTAACAAGCTTAATACCAGTCTGAATATAAACAATAGCTAAATCTTTTTTAGCATCTTCGGGAGTATACTGGTCGGCCATAGCTTCATTTGCTTGACACTCATGGATAGTGTCAATTGTATTCTTACTATCTTCGAGAATTTTACTAACTTTAGTAGTAGCTTTACAAGCCATAACAGCACTCACGACTGTACCGACAATACCGGCCACCATAAGAATTTCGGGACTATGTTTTTTAAGTTGAAAGCCCATTTTATTAATAGTTTTAATAAGTTCTTTTTTCATTAAACATTCTCCTTTCCATGTTTGGTATTAATACGATTTTTTGACGCTATTTCAGCTCCACACGCGGCATATCCGGCTAAATCAACAAAACTATCTTCAGTCGCTGTTCCCGTACGAATTCTGGCAATTTTAAGTAGAGCCATCATCATAGCCACGTCGTTGGCTGAGAAATCTACATTCTTATACGCCGACCACAGTTTTGCTATGGCCTTAAAATTATCTTCAGGTGAACCATATTCGTTTTCACGCTGTCCGCATACACACTGCTTTGCCTTATCCAAAGTTTCAGCTCGTGTCATTTTATCAATCCTCCTTCAAATATTCGTAATACTCGGATTCCGTTGCAAATAATATCCAACGTCCTGATACAAGTCCCATATAACCGTATGATGTTAAATATCCATTCATATAAAAGTCCTCCTAATTTATTGGAAGTGCTCTTGGTAAATTCAGAACATATCCGTCTCTTACCCGAATTACTTTACAACCACTAATATTTGTCCAACCGTATTTATTGGCGGCATAGTTGTCCATGGATACGTTGGCTAAATCATAAAGATCCATGATACTAACGACGCCATATTGGGAAATTATCTCATTCATAGCATCGAGAACCGCTTCGGCATCTCCGCGAGTTGGAAAAATAAGTTCGTCGTAATCAAATCCATTTCTCACAGAAGAAGTGCTGTAATTGCGTCTTTGCTCATCTGTTCTATCGTAGTATCGTTGATATGAAACTTTTGAAGCGGTTGAAAATTTGTTTCTCGTTCTGCCCGTTTCTCCATATAGAATCATATCGATTCCATTTGTAACAATATCCGAAATTGCTTTCTTAATTGCCGGAACAAGAACCTCCAGTAAAATATAAGATTTTACGCTGCTAACATCTTCTGATATGAAAATATCAGCAAACTTTTGAATATTGCCTTTTTTCTTAGGTTTTACAATCCCGGAAACGACTTTTCCTACTTTCCTCTCCGGTATCCGTTCTTCTTTTGATTTATGGGAATTTGTCTTATACTCGTCCATTATGGTGCTCCTTTCATTTAATTAAAAATAAAAGGGAAAGCACCTTGTTAAAAGGTACTCTCCCTTAAATATAAGTCTATTTCCTATTCAGTCTCATCGTCTTCAAAATCGATAGGAATAGGTTCTTCGTCGATCTCTTGGTGATTGTTTTTAATTTTAGCTACAATCATTTTAACCACTTTGTAAGTGATTAAACTTCCAAGTGCTGCTAATCCGATACCTGCTGCTACCTTAAAAAACTTTCCAGAACTCGCTGTTGCGATTTCCTCAGTTGTTTCAATAACCTCTTCGTTAATAATGATGTTTTCATTCATCGTTATCTTCTCCTTTCAAATATAATATTTTTAATATGTTCTCCATAAAAGGCTTTGTTTTTTTCGCGTAATTACTAGCGTGGTACCATCAAAAGAAAAAGGGAAAGCGACTTGTTAAAGTCACTCTCCCTTCGTCTTGGCTTTAATTTTAGCCATTATTTTATAAAAAACAAACGCACTTCCAAGTGCGGCCAATACAGGCAGTATTTTTAAAACCTCTTGATTTACCACGATTTCATACTCGTCCATTATGGTGCTCCTTTCATTTAATTAAAAATAAAAGGGAAAGCACCTTGTTAAAAGGTACTCTCCCTTAAATATAAGTCTATTTCCTATTCAGTCTCATCGTCTTCAAAATCGATAGGAATAGGTTCTTCGTCGATCTCTTGGTGATTGTTTTTAATTTTAGCTACAATCATTTTAACCACTTTGTAAGTGATTAAACTTCCAAGTGCTGCTAATCCGATACCTGCTGCTACCTTAAAAAACTTTCCAGAACTCACTGTTGCGATTTTCTCAGTTGTTTCAATAACCTCTTCATTAATAATGATGTTTTCATTCATCGTTATCTTCTCCTTTCAAAATATAATATTTTAATATGTTCTCCATAAAAGGCTTTGTTTTTTTCGCGTATTCACTATTACTAGCGATAGTCATACCTAGGGGTAACTTGATAATCAATAACAAGGCATGGATTTCCATCGTCCGTTAACTGTGAACTAAAATTTAGTTCGATATAACCGCGATCGATGTTCCATCCGATATCGTCACCAATACTTGTAGGTTTAAGACCGATTTCATAATAGAATTCATTGAGAGAAATATACATTTCATCCCTCATCCTTCTATTAAGTTCGTTCTCTACTTTTTTCAATTTGTCTATATCCGATTTAAAATATCGACCTGAAATCGAATCATAACAGAGGGTATTACCTTTTTCGGTGATAATAACCTCTTTGCTACTAACCGGATCTCGGTCAATCTTGTCTTTGGCGATTGCGTCTCTAATTTTCTGTTCTTTTTTCTCACCAATAGTCTCTATGACTTTTTCCTGGTACTCTTTGAGAGCTGATTCTGAAAGAGTGTAGGCTGTAGCAAGAGCCGCATTTCTTCTAGCATTTACGGAGCTTGCCCCAATCAGGCATACTATGGATAAACCTCCGGTTATGGCGGCCGGAATATAACATTTCCATGTTGCTTTAATAGTCTCAACTGGTGTGAGTTTATCTGTATCATTTTCAATCTTCTTATTCTCAATAAGGACAAGAGCTTTTGGCGTTGCTCTAACCGCCATTACAGTTGTGGTAATCATTCCAGCGATTCCGATACCGGTAAGAATCTCTGGACTATGTTTTTTCATTGCCGTCCGTACACCTTTGGCAATGTTAGATAAGTTTAATTTACCCATATTTTTTCTCCTTTCGTTTCTAAGTTCTTGGTTACCGCAACAAGAATATCGGACGAACCCCATGAGAGCCCGATGAATCGCAGTAGAGCGTATCACCACAGGTGCCCACAAAACCTGAAAGAGTCGCGGACAGTTCTTTTTTAGACATATTTTGCAACCAATACCATTCGTAATTATTCTCAAAATCCGCAATGCGATTCTTTCTTTTAGTCATAAGAGGGAACTGCTCATCATTGTCTGGTTCTATTACATTGTTGTACCAATTATCGTGACCAAATATCTGTCCGCATGTAGGGATCGTTAAGTTTTCAATTCTGCTCCTCAAGTTGTTTGGAAATGCAGGTAATAAAATATCATCAATCCATTTCTTAAGATCACTTTTCTCAAAGCCACCTTTGTTAGTTGATTTCTTATTCATAGGTTGCTTTGCGACACAATCATCAAACAAAAATAACGTTCCTTTGTCTGTGATTTTCTGTGCGGTTGCTGTAAATTCGCCGAACTCGACCAATGGAATGACTATTTGATCGCCAATCCGATAATTTTTAACTTCAATTTCTCTCATTCTTAATACTTTCATGATTTTTTTTCTCCTTTCAAATAATTACATTAATAAAGATCGAATGGTTTCCGCCACATCTATGGCAAATATAAATTGTTGTTTTTGCTCTTTGGCTAAATGAGCAAAGGAAATCATCTTAAGAATAAATTCGTCTATAACTGTATCAGCAGTTGTGAACGGATTATTCATAAGCGATTCTATAATTTCGTATGCCGCCCATCTTTCGTAACTTCGTTTTTCGAATTCATCTTTCGGCCAATTTTTCATTGGTTCAAAAAGATATTCCTCTAAATATCTGAATATTTTTATTACGGCTTCGTCATTCATACTATCCTCTCCTAAGAAAGAAAAAAGAGTCCTTGTTAGGACTCTTTCTCATTTATTTTGGAGTACTTCTGTTATTTTTTTAGTTATTTTTTCATCCATTTTTTTGTCGTCAACCCAACTAGTAATTAGTGTCGCGCCTATTCCCATTGCGGTTGCTGCTATTCCAAGGATTTTAATTAATTTACTATTCATAAAATATCACTCCTTTCATAAAAGCGTTTGTAAATTACGCGTATTAAGTTTCAAAATCAAATTTATTTGGATTCCAAAGAGCGGATATAACACAACATTCCAGACCATCATCCAGTACGGTATGTCTATTGTCGAAATCAAGCCACATGATTCCGTCACTCCAGCCAATATCATCGCCGTTCTCAATTTTGTCAATCCCGAGGAACTCGTAGAATTCGTTTATACTGACACTACCTCTAAGTTGAAGATTACGATTAATATGATACTGGGCATTTAACACAGCAGCCATAGTTGACGTAAAATATCTTTGGGAAAATAAATCGTAGCACAGGATTTTCTCACTTTCAGAATCTAGATCGGGAGAATATACCGAACATCCCAATCCATCCGAAATATAAGTATCCTTTGCCATCTGAGCTTTAATCTTCGAATCAGCATCTTCGCCATAAACTGTTTTTGCAGCTTTTTTATACTGCTGATAAGTTTCGCTTAATAAAGCATAAGCACTCGCTAACGATGCCTGATTGCGTTTGTTTAGGACGTTTATTCCTATAATGCATGCAATAGTAGATAAACCTACCAAAGCCGCTGGAATATAACATTGCCAACAAGATTGTACGGCCTCCAATTTGGTGTAAGCATAGGGATCTCCGTCATGATTCCGCCTGCTATCATTTTTGATAAGTTCAACCGCTTTTGGAGTTGCTTTAACCGCCAAAACAGTGGTTCCAACGACTCCAGCAATACTAAAACAAGTAAGAATAGTAGGGGAGGATCTTTTCAAAAATGATTTTGTTTTACTTAATAATCCTTTCATTATTTCTCTCCTTTCATAAAAATAAAAGAGCCCTTGTTAGGACTCCTCTTTTGTTGAATTTGTATTATTTTCAGTAGTTTCACTTTCTTCTTGGTCGTCATCAACTACCACCTTCCAGCCACGCTTATAAATTTCATGTATCGCTGAATATCTCCCATATTCATACGCCAAATGTGCCCACATTTTCATCAAAAGTATTACCACTTCCTTGTTCCTTTTTTCTTTCTTCTTTTTGATGGCATTTCTCGCCGTCATAGCTGTGATGCCAATGATTGCACCAAATAATATTTTACCACGATTATTCATAATTCATTCTCCTTTCAATAAATGTATTAGTTTCCATAAAAGGAGATGCTAATTTCGCGTAAAATAAAAAGAGGAGGCTATGCCCCCGTCTTCTCATCTTTCTCAATTCGCAATGTCATATGTTCACATTTAATGTTTATCTTAATTTTGTGTTCCTGGACAGGAATTTCAACATCTACGTTCCTTGCTTCATATAGAATTCCCTTTTTCAATATCGCTGATATAATCATATCCATGATTTTCATAACATTACCTCCTATTAATATAATTAGTTTCCATAATAAACGGAGAAAAGCGAAGAGACCATGTATTATACACGATCTCCTCGCTTTGGAACTATCAAACTATTTTTTAGTAGGTCTAAAACGATTGAACAATCCTCTAAATGTCGTCGAGGTAAAAGTTCCAGTCTCTTCAAATTTAAATCCCTTACGCATCCAGATTCCGTAGAATATCAACGGCAATATTATTCCTGCTGCTTCCACTCCTAATCTAAAATATCGATCTTTGACCTTTTCATTAAAGTCTCTTTCGCTTCTAGTCTCCTCGATTCTCAATCTGTAAAGCTTAGTTAAATCATCAATTGCTGTTGATTTCTCTTTGCTTCCCGGTTCCATTGTTGATAAGTTTTGAATTTCTGTCTTAATTTCGTTTTCTAACAAATGTTTGATTTCTTCATTCATCGTTATCTTCTCCTTTCAAAATATAGTTTCCATAATAGAATATGTTATTTTTGCGAAATGAAATTTTCAAGCTTTACTTTTAAAACGACATACTTTTTTGAAGAAATATCTCCGATCCGTTTTGATAGTTCCAAAAATATATATGGTCCATCTTCAGGATCAGAATTGTCAATACGCAAATCTCCGATAAAATGAGATCGAAATATAATAGATGCAATAGAGATCCCTAAAGATACTCCAACAAAGAAAAAAATAAATTCCATATAGTTCTCCTTTCAAAAAGATTTTTCAAAATTTTCCACCCGGGAATTTTTTCACATATCAATATAACATGTTTTTCGGTAACCTGCGTCCTGATTTTTTAATCTAGAATAAAAAATAATAAAAGAAAGAGTCTAAGTTTCCTTAGACCCAATCTTGTTTAAAACAACATTTTCATGAAATAATCCTTAGCAGGCTTATCCAACGTCAGTTCCTCCACAAATATTACCTCTGGCTCATTATTTTCAGTAGTGTGTTTTCTAAGTTGATCTGCTATTTTTTCAGCTTCAGACATTGAAGAAAAAACACCATAAAAATAACTCACCTCGACAAAATTTCCTGGATTTACCTCCATATATCCGATGCCGCTTACTGTGTATATTTTCATAAAATATCACTCCTTTCATAATAGGAGTTGTAAATTTCGCGACAACACGGAATTTCTAATATAGAATAGAAAAAATAAAAGAAAGAGCCCTTGTTAGGACTCAGTCTTTTATAAGTTTAAGTCTTGGTTTCGTTTTTAATTTATCCAATTCTTGTGAATATCCCATATTAAGTAATAAACTTTCCGCCTTTTGAATATCAGCTTCTAAAGATTCCCTGTTTTTACGCATAGAATCACTTATAGCTTCTAAAGATTCCCTTTGCCGGTCTATTTCTTTCAATATTGGATCTTCTTTTTTTCTTAAAAATTTAAACATAATCACACGCTCCTTTCATAATAGGAGTTGTAAATTTCGCGCATTTTTCAGCAACCAGAAGAAACGTCTGTACAAGTCATAAAATATCCGACCTGACTGAGAAAATTTATACCAAAAGAGAATTCGACTGGCTCAAAGAAGAAATAGAAATATAAAATAAGATGTAGGAGTAGTGCAGGAATAATATATGAGTTACATACATTTCCCTGCTTTTACTACTCCTATCAAAGTTAATTTGTTATAACGCTTTATCAATTTGTGTCTCAACGTATTTTGATTTTCGAATGGGTAATTTATTTACCTCATTCATGATTCTCTCGGCCGATCCATTGCCTCCCATTTTTTTGTATGGTTTATAAAGATACTCATAAAGGTTTTCATACTCATCCTGAGTAACGTAACCTTTCTCGATATAAACCATTCCCAAATATACAATTCTGTCATGGGCTAATCCTATAAGCAGTTCAGTTTTTATGTCCTTACGATCCGCATATCTTGTTATATACGCCCAAAAACCGGATGACGCAATAATAGAGCATATGATCGTTATAATCATTTGAATCCATGATGCCATAAGCGGATGCCTCCTTGTTGTATCTAGTCAAATATAACCATCTTCTTATTAACCATGGTAATCATATTTTATACATCCTTTCGACTTCCGAGTAATTCCTCTAGCAAAGTCTGTAGTTCTAGCCTACTGGAATATATACTGTGTCTGTTATCTTCCAAACTTTTTTTAAATCCCCACCTACGTATAAATATGTACCATCTGTTACTAGTGCTCGAATATCGTCACCATAGTTAGCACTTTCACCTACTTTTTCCATAGTAGATGAGTCTATCTTCCAAATGTTATTTATAAATGATGACGAATGAGTATGAGTAGCGCCACCTACGTATAAATATGTACCATCTGTTGCTAGTGCATAAATACAAGCCAAATAGTTAGCACTTTCACCTACTTTTTCCATAGTAGATGGGTCTATCTTCCAAACTTTATTTGTAACAGAGCCACCTACGTATAAATATGTACCATCTGTTGCTAGTGCATAAATAAACCCACCATAGTTAGCACTTTCACCTACTTTTTCCATAGTAGATGGGTCTATCTTCCAAACTTTACGTGTAGTAGCAGAGCCACCTACGTATAAATATGTACCATCTGTTGCTAGTGCATAAATATTCCCACCATAGTTATCACTTTCACCTACTTTTTCCATAGTAGATGGGTCTATCTTCCAAACTTTATGTGTAATAGCAGAGCCACCTACGTATAAATATGTACCATCTGTTACTAGTTCATAAATATTCCCACCATCATAGTTAGCACTTTCATCTACTTTTTCCATAGTAGATGGGTCTATCTTCCAAACTTTTTTTAAATCCCCACCTACATATAAGTATGCACCATCTGTTGCTAGTGCATAAATTTCACCATAGTTAGCACTTTCACCTACTTTTTCCATAGTAGATGGGTCTATCTTCCAAACTTTATGTGTAGTATAGCCACCTACGTATAAATATGTACCATCTGTTGCTAGTGCATGAATATCACCATAGTTAGCACTTTCATCACATTTCACCATTATATTTACATCACTAATTTCTTTATATTCACCTCCTTCACCCAACAATTGAAAATTTACGCCATCATAGACAAGA